GACACATGCTTACCGTCCACTTTCGGGTGTCCCAGCGGCATCGGGTTACGCTCCAGCGTGTTGTAGGCCTTTTCGATTTCTGCTGCCGGGTACAACTTCCGGTTCATCACGATATCGTCCACGACAGGCGTGATGCCGCGACCCACGATATGTGGCTTGCCGTCGATGGTTTCAGTGGTGATGTTTGAAGCGGAGTTGACGACGGTCAGCACGTTAACGCGGTTGCGTTTCATGCTGGGTCCTCGTTATGAAATTTTCTTGTGGCTATGCCGGTTGGCGGTATGGATAGCGCGACTCTTTTCTTCGTTGAAGACTTCCACCTCAATAGTGGCGCGGGTAATTTCCCCACATTCGGAGTGCGCGATAACCGAAATGAGGCCGTTAATCGGCCTGCCGTCCATTGTGCAAACACCGATACTTCCGTTTTTCTCAAACAGCCTTAAGCCGTTATCTAAGTCTGGCGCCTTATTTATCATGCAATTTCCCTCTATGCTGCCTTGGCCCATTGTTTGCGTTCCGCCGCCAACTTCTCGGCCAGCCCTTTGTTGAATATGCTGCCGTCGTCATTGAGAAGCCCCGGAATCTGGCTGCAATAGCAGTTGTACCGGTTGCCGTTCTCGGCGTAGAAGTCCCGCACCTGCTCGGTGGTGTACACCTTGCCGTGACGGCTGGCGTGCCAGGTTCGCGTCGTCGGTTTGAGCGCTGACAGCCACAGCAGGCCGGTCTTCAGCCCGAGCCTGTCAGCAGCCCAGTCCGTTTCGTTCCATTGCGCCTGACGCAGCGCGCCGACCTGCTCAGTCTGAGCGATGGTCTTGGCCTTCGACATCGACACATCAAGACGCTTACTGACGATGCTGGCGGTCTCGCGGGGGTTTATGCCGCGGCCTATTGCGTCGGCAATGACGTTAGCGAGATCGGCCCGCACGGCGTCGCTTATCCCCTTCCAGTCGCTGTACGTGCTGATGTAAGCAGCAGCGATCTGATTCTGATACGCTGGACTTGAAAGCAACTGCTGCAGCGTCGTCTGGCTGGCGTATACCGGCGACTGTACAGACAAATTCGTGAAGGCCTGCTGCGTTCCTCGTTCATACTCTGCGGCGACATAATCCAGTGCCCAGAGGTTCTGGCTGCCACCGTCCAGCAGGGCATCGTCCAGAATCGTTTGCACAATCTGGAGAAGGTCGGCTAACTGCGCCGCCGTCATATCATAAATGTAGGCGCCGGCATTAACCTGGTAGAGCGAAGGCTCAGCACCTTCGTTATTGCACATCAGCCATGACCGCTCGCCGTTAACTTCCCGCTGACGGCCAGTCAGCCGCTGGTCAAACAGCACTTTCAAACGACGTTTAATATCCAGATACCGGCCTTCGATATCCTGAAACATCTTGCTAACCGGCCTGGCTGATTGCGTGGGGTCGACCTTGCTACGGGGGATTATCGGTGTGCCGACTTTACTCTTTTGCTCCTGGGTCATCGGAAAGAGGATCATCGGTAGTTACCTTTTTATTTGGGTCAGGCGTCTTAACATCCTCACGCGGCTCAAGCTCCCCTGCTTCCCTGACCTCATTCTCATCAACAGCAGGCGTGCCGTACGCTTGCTGGGTATCCTTCGCGACCGAAGCCATTTCCTTCATGTTGGCAATCTTCTCTTTCTCGCTTGGAGCGAGCAGATCAGACCAGGTTAACGTGATTTCGCCAGCTTTAGGTGGTTCGATAACTTCCACGGTCCATAGACGTTCGATTACAGCGGTTACACGGCCAGTCTGGAATCCAGCACGACGTCCATTACAACGCTTAGCAAAGTCGTTCTTATCTTGATCGGAGGCCAGACGGCCCGTTTGCTGACCAAACTGGATGGTGAATGGTATCTGAACTGAAGATGAGAACTGGTTAGCAGACACTGTCCACGTTGGACTCGGATCGGCAGCAGCGACAGAAAGGACTTTTGCCTCCCCATCTTGGGTTACCAGAGCTGAGTCTGTACCAGAATTTAACTTTTGTATTGCAGCATTCAGCGCTTCAGCAAGTCCAGAATATCCAGCCTTCTTGGCCTCTTCGACGATGGTCTTGAGATTGGTGTCTTTTGACATGTTAATACCGAGCTGCCTGCTGGCATTCTTCAGAAAGCCCTCTGCGCTACCTCCGGAGGTCTTTGCCATATCAAGCAGGTCGTTGTAACCAGCTCGCAGGAAAGGAATGCCCGCCAGCGAAGTCTCGTCTTCTGACCCCTCGCAAAACATGATGATGCGCTCAGGGTGGATCTTAATCGACCGCATCGGACCGGAAATGTTTCCGTTATCGCCGACCTGCTGTTCCTGGAAATAGTAGAACTTCGGCATGCCGTAGTCTGGAGACTTTTGGTCCTGCTCAAGATCACCGGGTTTAACCTGCGCTTCCCATGCGGGGATCATCTTGACCAGGCCGCGCTCGCGAGAATTTCGCATCACGCTGCGATCGACAGGCTCCCACCACTCCTTGCTGTCTGCAAACTGGAGGATAAGTGCTGAGTAATGCCCGACCAGGTTGCGCCGATCTGCATCCTTCACTTTCGCCCAATGCTTCTTCATGAGCTTGGTGACTTTCTTTTCCCACGGCGTCGACTTCTTCGACTTCTTCGTCTCATCGCCGTCGACGATCACCGGGGTATCAGTCCAGCATGCATCGAGCAACTTATGCACCGCGCCGAACGCCGCGCCGTTACGCTCATACATGTTGTAGAAGTGGTCAAAGTCGAGTCGCTCTGGGTAGCCGAATTCGCACCAAAGGTGGTGACGCTTCGTGTTACCGGATTTACCGATCCCTGATGCATATAGCTGGCGCGCACGGCCAACCTCGTTAAGGCTGTTCACAATGAGCCCAGCGAGGACTTGCATTTCTGTAGTGTTACTCACTGAGTTGTCCTTATGTGAAGAAGATTGCGCCCACCTGTTTGTGGTTGTTCTTCGCTACCGCAAAGTAGCGGAAGCCATCAGCGCCGTGTGATGTGAAGTCATGAAGCGGTTTATCTTTCCAGCAGCCGCGCTTGTCGTCCCACTCCTTGCGATAGCCCTCAAGGTGAGATATGCCCTCAGCGCATTTCTCTTCATCGAACACACAGGATGGGAGGATTTCACGCACCGACTCAATGCCGGTATCGACACCAGTTTTCGGCACAACGTTGAATGTCATCGAGTACACCTGACCGTCGATTTCATAGCCTTCCTGCGCAAGCTCTTTGCGCGATTTGGCGTCAGCGCCGAACTCGCGGTTCTCGATGTCGTGCGGCCCCCAGTGCTCGCCGTACTCATAGCCTCGGTCTTTCAGCACCTTCATGTAGTGCCTCAGCCCCTCGCCGGAGTTTTCGTAGTAGTCGATGATGTGGAACTCATTGCCTACCTCGCGAACGAACCAGATCGCCGTTGAGTCCCCCACACCAATATCCCAGAACGTGTGAACCGGTAGATGTGAGTTATCCGGGATTTGGCCGATCCGCTTGTTGGTGTAGAGCCAGCGGAATTGATTGGCGTAGTACGCGCCCTCGACCGACTGCTGGAACGCCTCGGCCGGAATGGTCGGGTATTCGCGCTTCATGTCGTCGCCGAGCGTCTTCTCTTTGGCGTAATACCACGCCTTTTGCCGTTCGTTAACGACTACGCCGTGTTTCGCCTCCATCTCGGCGAAGTATTCAACTAAGCGCTGAGGTAGCGGCTCTACCGGTTCAATTGCGTACTGCGGATTCTTCCACCAGGAGAAGAAGAAAAACTTCCAGTCCAGCGCAGATAGTGGCTTGCCCTGCAACAAGTCTTTCTCTGCCGTCTGGCAGTAATCGAAGAAGTAACCAGCGCGCCCCTCAGCCGTACTCTCAAGAGTGATCTTCCCGCCAATAGGAACGGCCTCGAAAGCGCCTGTTCCGCGAAAAGGTGAAATATGCCTACGATAAGCTGCCGGCCGAGATAAAGGCAGCCAACCCGGCGAGTAACGACTCAGCCGGTGAGCTGGTCTTTAAGAAGGGCGGATCACTCTACGTCAGCACCTCATTTCGTGGCGGCACGCTGCGTTACCTGCATGTTTCCGAGTTC